TTACTTAAAATTAAGTCTGAACTGTTACCTTCTCTAACATTTGCAAGTGCAGTTGTAATACCAGCTGTTGTTAAAGGTGTGCCTGATGTATTCTTTAATACAATAACACCACCTGCAGTGTGTTCAATAACAAGTTTACCTGAGCTATTAACACTTGCTGTAACATTGCTTAAGCCTAATGCTAAAATATCAGTTGCTAGGCTGGCTGCATCAGTACCACTTAGTGTAACTGTTTGCGCTGTACTTAATGTTGTGCTGTTAGCAAGACTTTGCTGAATAGTAAATGTGTTACCGCTAGTTAATGTAGGGTTAGCAACACTACCTGTAACTGTTGTGTTGCCGGTTGCTTGACGTTTGAATAACTTATATGTTGCTGAGTCATCTTCTAATACGTCATACTGTACATAAACACTTCCTGCACCAATGTTTTTGCCGCCGCCAGTAGCATCTAAAGTTTTATTTGCTGACTGGTCATTCTCGTATACAGGTGCGCTTACTGCCGTAAATGCATCAGTTGTGCTAGAGTATAAACTAACATCAAAATTAGCACCAACGTTAGCAGTAGTTGTCTTAAACCAAACACTACCAGTTGGTCTAGGCGCCGCATCATTGGTCTTCCAAGTTGGAACACTTGTGTGCGCTCCATGCGAAACTGATGGTCTGTAGTATGCTCCTGCTGTAATACCTAAATCAGTTAACGGAGTACCTGTGCCGTTACTAATAGCAATAGCACCGTCTGCTGTACTACCATCTGATGATGCAGTTGAATCTGCAAAAATCTGTAAAATACCACTTGAGTTGTATGCGCTGACACCAGTAATTGCCGCTGTTGTGATATCGCTCACAACACTATCAACAGTTGTACCAGTTAATGTAACTGTTGAACCGTTAATAACAATAGCATCTGTCGCTGTCATTGTTGGGCTAGATTCTGTAGCACTAACTGTTGGGCTAGAGGTCATCCAACCTGTACTTCCAACTAATACCCAAGTATTGTTATATTTCTTAAGGTATATTGGATTGTTTGTATTTGTTGTTACCACAGCATAATCGCCGATGTTACCAATACTTGTTTTCGGTACACCGCCTGTTAAGTCTGATGTGCTGGTAATAACTCTAGGTACTTTATTTGTGAATGTTTGTGTTGCTGAGTTCCATTCAAAAATGCCCCATAGTGAATCTGTTAAATCTAACCAGTATGTTGCATTAGCAGGGCTTCCAGTAGGACGTACTGTAGTACCAACTAATTCTGCCGTGTTAACATTTGCTCTAATCATGTAAACTCTATTGGATACACCTAATAAACTATAAGCCGTCATTAGTCCATATTCATTGATATCGTAACCATGAATTGGTGTACCTGAACTTGTCTTATAGAAAGTAGGAGTACCGAATAGGCTTGTAAGTTCTCTCTGGCTTGTTGCGGCTACTAGCTTGCCGGCGTTTGCGGCTGTAGTTGCTGTAGCAGTTGTTCCAGAGGGATTCAATTTGTCCTGTGCTGTCGCTATTACGATTAGGGGTATAGTACCTAACGCATTTGGCGCATAGTTACTCTCATCAGTAACTGTTACTTCTACTCCAGGTGAAATTAATGCCATCGTAGTAATCCTCAATAAGTTAATTATTAGTATTTATTGATTGTGTCTAAAATGGGCTCTGTTAAATGCCCTTTTAAAGGTATCTATTAAATAAGTACATGCAACGTAGAATCTGTCCCGCTTGCAATAAGAATCAAGTGGCTGTAAACTATAAAAAGAATGATAAAATCTATTATCGTACACGGTGTGATACTTGTATTAGACGTAATAGAAAAGAGCCATCAAAAATACCTGCTTGGCATAGATCGGGGTATAAGAAAAAAAGTATTTGTGAAAAATGTGGATTTAAGTCTAAGACCAAAGCACAAATTATGGTCTGGCATATCGATGGAGATTTAGGCAACAATAACAAAAGCAATCTTGTTAGTGTTTGTCTAAACTGTGGTGTTGAAGTAAGTGATATGAAACTAGGATGGCGTCCTAGTGGGGTACTACCAGACTTCTAAGAACATCGTACAGTTCATCTATACTACCGTTGTTGTGTACAGTATAATTAAAGCCTACTCCTGCCCATGCCCATTCACTTATATGAACTTTATAATAATTCGTCATTAGGTCTAATGCTTCCTTATCTCCCTTATTGGCTTCAATAGCGATCTCGTACCATTCAGGATCTTCTCCACGTTTAACACAAAGTACTTTACCTCCTAAGTCTTTGATCATTTTTATTTCGTTAGGAAATCTACAATCCGTAATAACTGAATCGTCTTCACTATTTCGCAGTTTGTTTTCTAAACTTGCAATCCAAGTATCGTCGTGGAACCCTTTGCGGACAACTTCAGTGCCCCATTGCTGTAATACATATCTAGGAGTAAGGTTAGGTATGCCTAGTCTTTTTGACCACCATTCGTCAACTTGTTCACGCCATTGGCGAGCCACAGACGTGCGTCCTTCCACAAGATCTCTATCCCAACCAAATATTGTGCTAACAGCATCTTTAAGTGTGCCAGCAAAACTGTCACGTCTGTAACCATGAAAATTTACCAAGTAGTCTGCAATCGTGTCTTTACCTGAACCGATAAGTCCTACGATGCCTATAATTTGTTTTTGCATCTAGTTATTATAAACTAAAGTTGTATTGAAGTCTAGCCCGTAACCCACCACATTGGCTGAGTTCCAGTCATATTGTTTTGCAGTTCAAGTTCTAATGTTTGCATTTCTGCGTTTGCTTCACCTTTAAGGCTTGCTCCGTTTAAACTTGTACCACCTTGTGGACCTGCAATTTGTGCAAACTTTTCTCTTGCTTCACCTAACATGTGTTTTGCCAGTGATAGTGAGTAATCCTGTATCCAAGGAAAAATCATATGGTCGTTAAGAATAGTAACGTCTGGTTTAAAGTTATAGCACCAAAGTAATACATCCTCACCGTCTTGTGGGATCTTACGCACAATTGTAAGTTTCTTTGTGCTTCTGTCAAATGTAAAGTTTATAAAGCCACCAAACATTTTCATTGCTAATTCTTGGTATTGTGTAAACAACTCATAGTTTAACAAACCGCCAACTCTACCAGCAACTAGCATATAGGTGTTTAAGTAACCACTAGCAAAAGGCTCAAACTGGCTAGCAGTAGTACCTGTTACACTACCAATACCACGTCTAAACACTTGACGTACTTCTTGTATTTCACTAGGCAATGTGTACTCTTGTTGCTCTTTGTTAAGACTTAAAAAAGCATAACTTTCTTCTTGAGAGTTTTCTGCTCTCTGTCTATATCGTGTTAATGACCTATTAATAGCAAGGTCATAGTGCTCTTTATCAAGTTCTACATCAACCATTTGGCCGCCTAGACGTAGGTTAATGTATTCCTCTATTTCTTGTCGCTTTTCAATAAGTGTGGCCATTTTTTAATCCTGTTACATGTATTTATTGTACATGTAACAGAATTGTGTCTGAGTTTAGTCTTCCATTTAACGCAATTTCTACACTCTTGATGCCGTTTAAGAACTTACGTTTGGCGGCTTTACTACTGCCTGTAAACTCTGGTATCTGCCTTTCAGGTTTACGCAAAGTCTTTTGTGTGCTTACTTGCGTGTCGAAACCTATAACAGTAGTGCCTTTTATACTTAATGTAGCCATATGGCTATCAGCAACATACCTACCTAGTTTACGAGTTTTAACATTAAACACATAAAGCTCTGTTGCTCCAATAATACTTACAGGGTCGATACTTGCAACTTTGTACTGCGTATTGTCCTTAGCATACTTAACCTTGCTAACAAGTTTCTGCTTGTTAGGTGCTTTCTTAACTCTAGCAACCTTAACTGCTTTCTTAGTTTTAGCGTATGCATCTATATCTGCCAGTATTGCTTCCACAAAGGCGAAATACTTTTTGTAGTCTTTCGCTTGCCAATGACTATATCCTTCCTTAAGATCCTCACAAGTGCCTGCTTTGGCTTCTTGCCATTCTGCTAAACGTTGTATAAACGGTTCTGCAATACCTTTAAGCATATTTTGTGGCACATTCTCTTTTTTAAGGTAATTAAATGCCTTGGGATCTACTTTGCCCACAGTGGATAACAAATCCTGCTGTTCTTCAAAGTGTCCAATATGCTCGTTAATTTTAAGTTTAATCCTGTCTTGAATAGTTAACTCAGGCATCCCAGTTTGTTTTGCAGGACTCGTAACTACGGCAGTGGACGCATTATTACACTTATTGAGATACTTGCGGATTTCAGATTGCATATATTCCACTTCTTTGGAATTAAATACCCAACCATCAGACCATGCTTTACCTAAACGTCCTAGTGTACCAGGAAACCAACCATCTGGGCCAGCGATAACCCTGGCTGGATCTTTTGCATCCCAATCTCCTGTGCTCTGCATCCATTTTGCTATGTGCTTTTTAAGTTCTTTTTGACCATATGCATAGCCATAGTGATTTAAGAACTTAGATATTTGACTCTCACGCTCTGATGGCGTCAGTTTACTAATCTCGTCAGCATCAAACTTAAGTCTGCTTAATTTAGGTAACTCGATTTTTGCTTTTGCCATAGTATCCTCACTGTTTTTATTAGTTATCAGTTAGTATACAACCAGTCCGACCAGTTGTCAATCAGCTAAATATAGCAATAAGGACCCAAGTTGTGCCTAGACTAAGTTTATGGAAAGACGGTAAGCATACCGCAGACTACAAGTTTTTTGATCAACGCATTAATGAGATGTTTACCGTAGGTGGAGTAGGCATTAATGTACACAAATACCTGGGCCCAAATGCGGCTAGCGGAGAAACTGGTGATCTAGCTGATGCCACACAGCCAAACTACACAAACCAAAGTGAGAAAAACATACAGGACTTCTTGTTCCTAGAGAACAGAGACCGCAAGTATGATACCAGCATTTATAATATGCGTGGTGTATACCAACCACAATCGCAAGATTT